AGACCGCGGCGGATGCCGAGCGCAAGTTGGCGACGATTGCCAAGGTTGCCTTGGACAACCTACCGCCGGTCGCCTTGCAGTGCATTGAGAAGGTGCGCGACTCCGGTTCGATCCTTGAGGTCAGCGTGGCCGGAGAGGCCGCGTCGTCGTTCTTTGCCGGTCTGCGCGCTCGCGGCGGCACCAACAACTGGCTGCACCTCTCCGAGTGGGGCGTGATCCAAGCGGACGACCCGCGGAGGAGCGAAGAAATTCTGACCGGCGCGATCCCGTCCGCGGAGCATGGCCGCATCGTCGTCGAAACCACTTGGAAGGGCGGGCGAGGGGGCCACTTGTGGGAGATCGTGAAGACGGCCTTGGAAACACCGGAAGCAGCCAAGACGGACAAGGACTGGCGGGTGGTGTTCTTCCCGTGGTGGAAAGACCCGACCTATGTCGTCGAGGGCGATGTGTCCACGATCAGTCCAGCAATCAGTCAATACTTGGACGGCATGGAGCAGACGACCGGCCACACGTTCACGCCGCAGCAGCGCCTGTGGTACGACCGGCAGCAGCGGCAACTGGGCCTTTTCATCTTCCGCGAGTTCCCCACCACACTCGACGAGTGCTTCAAGAGTCCGGTCGAGGGTGCGATCTACGCCGCGGAACTCGACAAGCTGCGCGCCAGCGGAGCGATCAGCGCCTTCAAATACGACAACAGCAGTCTGGTGCATACCGCGTGGGACTTGGGGTCGCCGGTCAATACGGTCGTGTGGTATTTCCAAGTGATCAAAGGCAACGAGGTGCGCGTGATCGATTGCGACCTCGACCTCGACCTCACGCCGGTTCAGCGCGTCAGCCACATGCTGGGCAAGGGCTACGCTTACGGCACGCACTATCTGCCGCACGACGCCGCGGCGACCCGAACCTCCGGCAAGGCCGACGCTCAAGTCTACACCGAGGCCGGTCTGGCCAACGTGCGTGTCCTACCGCGGACACACGACATTTGGGTGGGGATCAATGCGTGCCTGCAAATGTTCCCGCGGTTCTCGTTCCGTCTGCCTGCCTGCGAGCGTGGGCTGGATGCGCTGGCCAACTACGCCTACAAGCGCAGCAGCGCCACCGGCATCGTGGTCAACGAGCCGGTGCATAACTGGGCGTCTCATGCCGCGGACGCGCTTCGCATGATTGCCGAGGCCGAGATGGCGGGCATGCTCAAGACCGGCTTTGCCGCGCCGCGGCCCACCGTGGTGACGACCGGCATCCGCGAACTGGATTTCACGCGGAGAACCATCGTGCGCCGATGACGCCGATCCAAAAATGCAAGATGCTCTACACCGCGAATTCCCCGCGGACGTTTGAAGAGGACATGCTGGCCCACCTCACGCATGGCTATTTCTTCAGCACGCCGCAGTATGTGATGATGGCGCGTCCGGTGTGCAGCGCGGCCCCGCAGGAAATGATCAACGACGTCTGGTGCGGGTTTCAGCGCAAGGACTGGGATGCGTGGTATATCTACGCCTTCGCCTTGGCCGACGATCTTGGCTTGCAGGGTTTAGTCAAAAAACTATTGCGCCACATCCCGTATTATCTTCCTCTCGTCGCATGGGAGAGAAGCGGGCATCCGCTGACTTTCTTTTCGACCGACAAACTCATTCAAAAATATGCGAAACTATCACTCGTCCAAGATTGACCAAACGTGCCGCTGCCATTTCGGTGGAGGGGGCAAGCCTCCCAAGGCACCGCCCATGCAGATGCCCGAAATGCCCGCGCTGCCCAAGCCGCCCCCGCCGCCGCCCCCGCCGCCCGAAATCCAGAACATGAGCGCCAACGACGCCGCTGAAATGCAGCGCCAAGAAGCGGCCAAGCGCAACGGCTACCGCAAGTCCATCCTTGCGGGGGAAACCGGCGGCTATGCCAATCCGGCGACGGGAGCCAACAGTCTTCTTGGCTAGGTTTAGTCAAAGCATGACGACGGATGACCTCTTCCTTTTTGGAGCCTGTCTGGCCTGCGTCACGCTGCTGATCATCGTTTTGCAAGACCCGATGCTGTGAAAGACAACGTGCAACTAGCCGACTGGGTCTTGGCGCGAAACCAAGACCTTGCCGCCGAGCGTGCGCCTTGGGACACGCACTGGCAGGAACTGGCCGAATATTTCCTTCCGCGCAAGGCCGAGATCAGTGCCAAGCGCAGCGTGCCGGACACCTCGCGCAGCGATGTGCTCTTTGACACCTCTGCCGTGCAGGCCGCGTCCACCTTGGCCAACGGGCAACTGGCCTACATCACGCCTGCCGACAGTCGGTGGTTTGCCTACGAGCCGCCCAAGGGCGTGGAAAGCGACAAGGCCAAGCAGTGGTATTCCCGCTGCTCCGAGGCCACCCAGTTGCTTTTGGCCACATCGAACCTCTACACCGAAATCCACGAACTCTACTACGACGACAGCGTCTTTGGCACCTACTGCATGTTTGTCGAGAAGGGGATCAGCCACCCGCTGGTTTTCACCAAGTTCGACATCGGCACCTATTCGCTGGCCGAAGACGACGAGGGGCTGATCAACACCGTCTTCCGCGAACTGGAACTGACCGTCCTGCAAGCCGCCGAGAAGTTTGGCGAGAAGAACCTTGCCGACGCCATGCAAAAGCGTCTGGCCGACATCCGGCGCACCGGCAAGGGCGGCACGGTCAAACACAAGTTTATCCACGCTGTTTACAAGCGTGACGAAAAAGACCGCGAACGCGGCAAGGAGGACGGCGAGAACAAACCGTGGGCCAGTGTCTACGTCGATCAGACCAACAAGCATGTCTGCCGCAACAGCGGCTACGACGAGAAGCCTTTCTTTGCCGGTCGCCATGTCAAGTCCCAGCAGGGCGTTTACGGAGTGTCGCCCGCGTGGATGGCCTTGCCCGAAGCGCGCCAACTCAATTTTCTTTCCAAACAGCTTGACGCCCTCGCAGAGATCAAGGCTTTCCCGCGACTCCTCATGCCCGCTACGCACGAAGGGGAAGTAGACTTGCGCTCTGGGGGCGTCACCTATTTCGACCCGACCATGCCCAACGCCGTCCCGCAGGAGTGGGCCACCGCGGGCGATTACCAGATCGGTCTGGATCGTGAGAGCCGCAAGACCGCCGCGATCAACACGGCCATGCATGTGGACATGTTCCGCATGTTCGCCTCGCTCGACCGCCCCGCCATGACCGCGACCGAGGTGGCCGAACGCGCATCGGAGAAGCTGGTGCAGTTTTCTCCCTCGTTCACCCGCAAGACGACCGAACTGCTCACTCCCATGCTGCGCGGCGTCTTCGGAATTCTCATTCGCGGGGGGCAGTTCCTGCCGCCGCCGAGAGAGGCCATCCTCATGGACGCGCTGGGCCAGCCGATCATACCGGAGCCGGAAGTCAGCTACGTCAGCAAAGTGGCCTTGGCCATCCGCGCCATGCAGAACCTTTCCTTGGCAAGGACAATGGAGCGCAACGCGATCATCGCGCAAGTGCGACCCGAAGTGCTCGACAACTTCAAGTGGGACACCATTGCCCGCGAGACGGCCCGCAACGACGGACTTCCCGCCGACTGGCTGGCCGAAGCCGACGAGGTGGAAGAGGCCCGTACCGCCCGCGCCGAAGCGCAGGCCCAAATGCAGCAGCAGCAGTCAATGCTCACAATGGCCGAGGCCGCGGGCAAGGCCGGTAGCGTCAAGCAGGACAGCGCCCTTGGCCGCCTGATGAACCAAGCAACCGCATGACACCGGACAAAGAAGTGGAGCGCAGCAAATCGCTCCAGCGCATCAACAACGCCTACCACCGCTGTTTTGAAAACGAAGACGGACAAGTCGTCTTGGAAAACCTCAAAGCCTACTTCCGCATGAACCGGCCCGCCTTTGAGCGCAGCCTTGGACACGCCTACGACCCCGTGGCCGCGGCTCTGCGCGACGGCCAGCGCGAAGTCATCCTTTTCATCGAACACAAACTTTCCACGCCCGTCGTCGGTGACGCCGATGTCGAGCGCCCAACCACCGAAGTCCTCCGCTAGTGGAGGTTTAGTCAAAACACCAACCAACCAACACGACCATGACCGATGCAAGCACCACCACCGCCACCAGCGTCAGTGCGGACAGCGCCGCTGTTCCCGCGTCCACCGCACCCGCTGCTAACCTCAACACCACGACCGAAGGGACACTCCTTTCCAGTGCGCCCGCCAGCGTTACCGACGCGCCAGCGGCCCAAGTAACCGAAAAGCCGGAATGGTTGCCGGAAAAATTTTGGCGCAACGACAAGGCTGACGTCGAAAGCCTTTCCAAGTCCTACCAAGGGCTGGAGCAACTGTTGGGCAAGAAGGCCAACGCTATTGTCCCTCCCAGCGAGAAGTCCACGCCGGAAGAGGTTGCTGCCTACCGCAAGGCCATCGGCGTTCCCGAATCGCCCGAAGGCTACAACCTCAAGCCGGAGCAACTGCCGGAGGGCATCACATGGGACGACAACGTGGCCAAGAAGGCCGCGGAACTGGCCCACAAGCACAACGTCCCTGCCGCCGCCATGCAGGAGTTCATGAAGTTCGACATGGAGCGGGCCGCGCTGATGAACCAAGCCGCCGCGGGCATGATCGAAGCGCAACTGGAAGCCGGTCGCAGCGAACTGCAAAAGGTGTGGGGCGACAAGATGCCGGAGAAGATCGAACTGGCCCGCCGCGCCGCGGTGACCGCCGGAGTCGATCCGACCAGCCAAGGCTTCGTCGATCCCCAAGTGGTCAAAGCCATCGTCAATCTCGCGGAGAAACTTTCCGACGACAAGCTGGTGGCCGGTGACCAGACCGGCGTGACCAGCACCCGTGCGCGGGCGCGGGACATCATGACCAACCAAGCCAACCCGCTCTACGCCCGTTACCAAGAAGGTGACGCCGAGGTGGTTGACCAAGTGCGCCGGATGCTGACCAGCGCCTAATCTCCATGAACCAACCACCACGCCCGCAGTTGCTGGTCGTCGTCAGCGATCTGCATTGCGGGTCAAGCGTAGGGTTAATGCCGCCGGATAGCGAAAGCATCAACGGCAACACGATTGGCTTCGGCAAGAACGTCCACCAAGCGTGGCTCTGGGACAAATGGCAGGAAGCACAGGCCCAAGTTTCGGAGATCGTGGGCAACGATCCGTTCTGCCTGTTGGTCAACGGCGATGCCACCGAGGGTATTCACCACAAATCGCCGGAGGTTGTCGCCTCGCTCATCGAACTGCACTGCAAGATGGCCGCGGAGGCGCTGCGACCCATGTCCCAAGCCGCCGCCCAGACGCTGGTGGTCAAAGGAACCGAGTGCCACACGCATGAGATCGAAAGCTACTTGGCCAAGCTGATCGGGGCCAAGGACGGCGTGGCCCGCGAGAAGTGGCTGTTCCGCATGCATGGCACGCTCATTGATGCGACCCACCACATTGGCGTGACCAGTCGCGCTTATCTTGAGGCCACCGCCATGAGTATCGCGATGGGCAACGCCCGCCTTAACTCGCTGCGCGCCGGTCACGAACCGGCCAAGGTTTTCCTGCGCGCCCACCGGCATTGCGGCGGATGGTTCAGCGATGGAGCCTCCCTGCTGGCCATTTGCGGCGGCTGGCAGTTCTTGACCCGTCACGCCCACAAGGTCGTGCCCGACGCCATTCCGCGTCCCAGCATGATCGTTCTGGACTGGCGCAACCAGCCGGAAGGCGCACTGCCCAACGTCCACAACTTGCACTTCAACCCGCCCGCACCGGACGTTGTTGACTTATGAAAAAGAAAATCACCGCCGAGGACTTGACCGCTTCGGCGTGGGCCGCGGCGCTGGCCGCGGTCATGCCGCTCACAGAGCCTGTGCCGGAGGGTTGGTTTACCATACTGCAACTATCCAAGAAAACCAAAACCGCGGTGCCAACTTTGCAAACCAAGATGCGCCACCTTGTGTCCGAAGGAAAAGCCGAGCGCAAAAACTTTCGCATCAAACTGCTCACCAACGTGCGCCCAGTTCCCCACTACCGACTCAAATGAGCCGCCGCATCCCCACCAAGCGCATCTCCATCGATGGCAAGCCGTGGCGGGTCAAAATCCAGCGCCCACCGGCCCGCGAGGTCTACGACGGGCTGTGCGTCAAGGACGACCGGACGATCTACATTCACCCCAACGCGATCAGCCACCGCGGGATCGAACTGGCCTGCCATGAACTGATCCATGCCCGCCTCTTCGATCTCGACGAGGAGTGCGTGGACGAGATCGGGCGTCTGGTCAGCGAAGTATGCGGCTGGTTAGCCCGCCACAACGACGGAGTCATTTCGTGACCTTCGTTCCGTTGCTCATCTGCACGCTCTGCTACCTTGTGACGGCGGCGGGATTCTGGCGCGAGGGCAACGCGGGGCTGGCCATCGCGTTTGCCGGATACGCCTTTGCCAACTTCGGGTTCCTGTGGATTTGTTTGAACGGCCAGCCGTAGATCGACCTACGCTTTATCTGCGACAACTAATCTAAACAATTTGGCGGTGCGGCGTGGAGCAGGACACGCAGCCAGACAGTGGTCTGACACAAAATAACAGCAAAATATGTGTCACAGCGGGTGCAAATCCCGCCACCGCCCCCTACTCAAGATTCCCGACAGCATACCCCATCGGGGCGCAGATTTTCCTCCGTCTCTGTATCCACTTTTCCGCTATACCCGTTCGGGAACTGCGACAACCTGTCTAAAAATAACAGGTTTTTGTACACGTTGCGGACAACATGTTTAAGGCATCGACACGTTGCTTAAATAAGCGCCGGTCTTGTTAAAGAAAGCGCCGCGAACTTTTTTGACTAAACCCTTGCGCCAATTCCGGCGCAGCGCAATTCTCGCAAACAGTTAGGCAGACAACTCCTTGTGGAGCCTGTCCAACGCGCACAGCCCAAGGCCGACGACCCGCACGCCGCGGACAATCGGTAGCGCCGAGGACACCACAAACAAACAACCCGACGAGATCGGCATTGTGCCGGTTTAGTCAAAACCAAAGGAGAAACAACTATGTCTGCTATTGCACAAATCCCGCAGTATTTCACGACCGAGTTCACCTCCAACTGGGAACACCTCCTCCAGCAGAAGGTTTCCAAGTTGCGTGAGTTCGTGAGCGTGGAGTCCGTTCGCGGCAAAGAAAAAACGTTCAACCAAATGGCCGCGGTCGAGATGACCAAAATCACCGCCCGCGCCGCCGACACCAACATCAGCGATGTGGCCTTGGCCAAACGCTGGCTCCGTCCGTATCCCTACGAGCACGCCACCCTCTTCGACGAGTGGGATGCCGAGTATCTGGGCGAGGTCAGCCTCCCGCAGTCCGAAACCGTCAGCAATCACGCGATGGCTTACATGCGGACTTGCGACAAAGTCATCATCGACGCGGCGCTGGGTTCTGCCTACACGGGCGAAACCGGCGTCACCGCGACCGCTTTGCCCGCTGGGCAGAAGGTCGCCGTCGATTACGTCGAAACCGGCAGCACCGCCAACAGCGGCCTCACCATTGCGAAACTTCGCCAAGCCGCTTACCTCCTCAACGAGGCGGAAGTGGACGACAGCGATCCGCGCATCATCGTGGTCAGCGCCAAGCAAATCCAAGATTTGCTCCGCACGACCGAAGTGACGAGTGCCGACTACAACAGCGTGAAGGCGCTGGTGCAGGGCCAACTCGACACCTTCATGGGCTTCAAGTTCCGCCGCGTGGCGTCGTCCTTGCTGCCCTACAACGCCGGAACCGGCGTCCGCACTTGCTTCGCCTACGTCCGCAGCGGCCTCAAATTGGCCGATGCCGGTCGCAAGGTGCATGTGGACATCCGCGCCGACAAGTCGCACGCGCTGCAAATCCGCACCGTGGCGAGCCTTGGCGCGACCCGCATGGAAGAGAAGAAAGTCGTGGAAGTCGCCGCCGACGAGGTTCTCTAAACCGCAACAACCAACCATAGGAGAAACCTAACATGGCTACGTTCTACACCGACCTCGCTCCCGAAAATCTGGAGCTTAACGTCCGCAACCGCGTGGACGGCGACCTTGTCAAAGGCAACGTCGTTTACGCGCAAGCGACCTACACATGCACCGGCACGGAAGCGGCGACCGGCGACAGCAT